CCTACTGGAGCTTTCATAGGAAAGCTAAACACTGTTGTGTGATCTGGCTTCATAAAGTCAGGCTCATTAGGAATACCTTGGTCTATCATAAACTGAGTAAGAGGGTCTTTGTTGTCTCCTCTAACTGTTCTGATATAAAAAGGTGAGTACCTTGGATGCAGACCACTGGCACTATCTACAAGCTGAGAGACAGTACCTGATGGCTTCACACAAGTTATAGCAGTACTAACAGGTATCTCTAGCCTCTCTGACCACTCTTTATTTGTTTTAATAGCTAACTGCCTGAGATGGTTTAGAGTATTAGCCAAATCTTTATTTGCTACAGTTAGAAGTGGGTTGTCCATTATACCTGTTAGACTTACTCCAAGTAGACGTTCCTCTTCAGTGTTCTGCTTCCACGCCTTCCGTAAGTAAGGGAAGTAAGTAAAGGTAGACTGAATAGTTCCTAAGATAGTAGCTAGTCTAACCTTCTTCTCTATTGCAGTAATATCATCTGTAGCTCTCACGACTACTTCAGATAAATTACAGAACTGCATAGGCCTCAAGCTTATCTCTGAACACGGATTACAACCGAAGTCCTGATCTGCATCCCGTCTACCACTTTGTTCCGCAATACGCTTACAGGCTTCTCTGTTGAAAATACCACGCTCTCCGCTTCCGCTTTCTACTAGTGCAGTCCACTCCCGTATAAACGACAATGCATCAGGAGTTTCAGTGTAGACTACGCTATTGTTAGCCAAGGCTCTGTGTGGAGCATTCTCCCACCACTTACCTGACTTAGCATGACGCATTCTATCGTCTGACAGATTAGATAGGGATATCATAGCTGAACGTCTAACCCCACCCATCACAATAACTTCACCTATCTTGCACATGATATCATGGCATTCCATAGAATATAGTTTTCGTCCTTGGGCATTCTTAAATGTAGATATGCAGAAGTTAAACAAATCTACTAGTGGGGCAGGGCCACTGGCTCTACCACCAAAGGTCTTCAGTCTAGCTCCTGCAGGTCGTACTTTGGATACATCCCACTGAGGTATCTCTCCTGCCCATAGCAATGCTAGAACCTGTCTAAAGCCTTTGGCCCATCCACGTTTACTATCCTGTATAACCACTGTGGTGTCTGAAGAAAAAAGGTTCTCAGGCACTTCTGGCAGTTTAGATGTATACTGTCTCTCTACACTAAACCCTACGCCTGTCCCATTGAGAAGTATATACATAGCTTCATCAAAGGCTTTAGGATCATCTACTGGTAGATAGGAACAGTTATACATACAGGTATTGTCTCTCTCAGCAGCAGGTCCTGCAGTCATAAGTGACCTCATTGAGGGCATTATACTGAGGCCAAGAATAGCATCCCGTATTTCATCCACATAGGAGTCACTACCTATAAGAGGTCGAACTATGTGGTCCATATACCTCTCTACGGTTTCACTCCAATTTTCCCTTCGCTTCTCATTATCTAGCCACCTTGCATAGCGAGAAGTGGCTATAAAGGTTTGGTAATCAGTTGGTAAATAATTGTTCATCTTCTTCTCATTAGGTAAGGGGCCTAAACCGAAATACTCTCTCTGAGCATTGGTGTAGGCCATTGCTTCGATATCGTCCCGTGATATCATGTTAGTTTAGTTGTCGTTGTATTTAGAATCTTTCTCCAGAATGGAGATAAGTCGGTCTATGTACCATCTGCATTTATATAAGTCTTGCAGAGCTTTTTCCTTGTAGGGCCACCGCCACAAGTATTTAAAGGCTGACTGCCAACAATAGGCAGCATGACCTGAAATATCTGATCCTTTAGTCATAGCTTCCATAGCATCTATACATTCTATAGAAGAGTTATTGTTATAGTGAGGTGGGTTGTCCACCATATCTAATCCAATAGTATCAGAGGTGAGAGTTAAATCTTCACCTAAAGTAATAGTATCTTTATGAATGTGGGGTATGCTCATTAGTGTATCCTGTCCTTGGGTTTTAGTTTAATTACATTACTTTTATCTTTGTTTTTACTTTTATTTTCTTCTATAGCATCCATAAGAGCTTGATCTGGCTCAAACACAAAATCACTTCCAAAGTCTTCTCCTGATAGTGCCTTTGATATATCAGAAAGTTGTCTAAGCATACCACCAGTTACAGCAAACCCTTCCATGTTTATTTTAAGATCATGCACTATACCATTTAACATATCAATATAGAAAATGTTTTCTCCGTCATTTTCATCTAAATCAATATTATGTGTTACTTCTAAGTCTACTGCTTCTGTTACTGGGTTTATAAATATATCCAAACGCAAACTATTTTTCTTTATATCATTTACCACTTAATTTACCTTTCTCGTGCAAACTAAAGAAATGCTCTGCATCCACAACTACAAGTGGTTTCTTTCTGTCTGCTTTTAATACTACTAAAGGTTCTGCTTTCTGTGGGCAGTTCTCAATAGCTTGATCCATTAGTTTATAAACTGCAAAATTTTTATACGCCTTACACTCAATCGAATAGGGAAATAGCTTACGGGCTGCAGGGCTAAGTTGTACATCCTCACCACCTGCCCCCATAGAAGTACTACGACAATCATCTGGCTCAAGTTTAGGAAAGATAGATAGTATCTTATCCCTAACCCATTGCTGATGCCGCCTACCTTTAGCTTTAGCTGATTGAACACTTATAACCATTTAGGCAATTCAATAAAGGTATAACTACCCCATCCCGTGCCATAGTCCAAAGATTGATCTGCAAATGCTATTTGATCTATTGTGTCATGCATACGTTGCGTTGCACTCTCCATTAGTTCTGGAGTTATAACGTGCATATGTGCAACATACGGACTAGACTTTTCACAGGTTATGAATGAAAATGAGTTAACATTAAATCCTGCTAGTTCTATTACATACTTATAGAACGCTGCCTGAATATCATAAGCGTATTTAAAACATTCTTTGGAGAAGCCTACAGGAGAGGCGTCTACTGTTGTCTTAACATCGTAGACAGCGCCATCTGCAGTAATCATAAGATCAGGTCTAGTTTTTAGTTCTAATCCCGTTCTCTTACATTTAGCAAATATGCTAACCTCATTCATCCTATCTTTGTGTCGTAAAACTTTATTACACTCAGGGTGATCTAAGGCAGACTTAGCCATTCTGTGAGCCATGTGATACTCTACTTCATTAAGAAGTACCTGATCCTCTGTAAGACTTTCTTCTAATTCTTTAAATGCCTTAGAAGTTTTAGTCTTTGGCCCTTTTACTACTAAGTCTCTATGTTCTTCTAGCAGTAGGGCATGGACTGCCGTACCAAGATTAAACGCTGTAGAGTTTTTATGCTTCTGTCCCTTCCAGTGAGCAAGAGACTTTTTATAGACTGTCTTTACAGTAGATGAGGAGATACCATTCATAGAATGATACCTCTCATTAGACATATCTTTTATAACGCCCATTAGACTGCGGCTGCTACATAGTCTTGAGACAAGTCTTCTACTGCATCATATATTTCTGCAGCTTCATCCTCATCCTGAACAACCCTTCTTGCATTTTTGTATGCTTCGTCTATTCGAGCATTCTCTGATTTCACCAAACCGAAAACGTGTTTGATACTTTCGTCAGCCATCTCATCCATAGTAATTATATTGTTAAACTGTGGAGTAAAATGCATTACATAATAGGATGCACCTTTCGGAGACTTACGTTTTTCTGCACGAAGTACACTTTCAAAGTCCCATACATTCATGCCCTGACGCATCTTGTTGATAACATCGTGATAAAACGGACCATAGTTCTTACGCTTCAAAGAAAGTACACACGGCTGATTTTCGATAGTCACCTCTTTACCTTGGGCAGTCTTACCAGTGTATGATACTACTCCTCTAATAATACGGTATCTATCTATTCCGTTATACTTCTCACGCTCCTTGGGGTCCATAGCCTGTTGATCTTCAAAAGTAGGTAGCCCACACATGACTCCACCCATCTGATCCCTAGCTTCCTCACGGTTGTTTTTTACCAATAGAGATTTATTAATTAACTTACCATCATCCCAATGTTGGTACTGGATATGATTACTGAAGGCACGAAGCCTTACGTTGTCCTTCGCATACACCCGATCTTCTGGAGTGTTAAGAAAGAATGCACCTAGAGGTATTTGATTACCATCCGCATCCTCACCAAAGGAATTTATTTTGAGTGTCGGAATACTGGGGGATTTTGCTCCTACAGACGCTCCTAGCTCTTCACTTATTTCAGCCAAACTCAAGCCACTTGTTTCTACTAATTCACTCATTTGAGTATCCTTTTATTAAGAGATTTCATTTTATCATTACTAGCTAAACTAATCAAGCATATTCTTTCTGGTCTAGCCAATTATTTCCCCCTGAGATTTCTATCTCAAGAGGCACTACCATGTTATAGTTCCACCTTCTTTGTGCTTCTTCGTTAACACCTGTCATAGCCCAAGTCAAAGCATCCTTAACCGTATCTAATTCGTTAGGATAAACATCCACGCAGATACTATCATGCACAGTAAGTATGAGTTTTGATTTTAGATCAAGTTCCTTAAACTTACGTCTTGCCCTGATACAGGCTAATTGAACAATGTCGGCTGCAAATCCTTGTACGGGGTAATTTAGAATTTGAGTTGCATTACTTACTCTATCTTTCTTTACCCGTACCACAGAAGGCCAGTAGTATTGCCTACCACTAGGAGTTTCCACAATGCCATTTCTGAGAGCGCCATCCATAAGTCTTTGATGCCAAGAATATATGCCTTGGTACACCTCATAAAACTGACTGAAGTATGCCCTGATATGCTCTGCCTCTCCTGCACCAGTACCGCCAAAAAGAGGTAAGAAGGTATAGGCCTTTGCTTTCTGACGCTCTTCTTTAGTAACATCTTCGGGTGGCTTTCTGCCAATGATACTGGCAGTCTGTCTGTGAATGTCTTTACCTTTTAGTATGTCGGACAGCCCCTGACTATCTCTACTAAGTTCTACACAGACCCGAAATTCAAGGCCTGAGTAATCTGCTTCTAAAAATGTGCCGCCTTGGAAACGCGATATAAAAGCCTTACGCACGGGGAAGCCTCTTTTGGGTTGATTTTGTAAATTCGGACTCATACCGCCACCAGAGGAGAGCCTACCCGTTGCAGCGATGCATTGATTGAAGTTGGCATGAAGTAATCCATCTTCTCTAACACCACGCTTTATTCCTGCAACAAAACTATTTAAATAAGTAGACACAGCATGAAGTCGGGTAAGCATAGTTAGGAACTGTACAGCCTTTTCATTATTCTTACGGTCTGCCTGTTTAATTAGACGTTGTATACTTACCTTATCAGTCTTGAAGCCAAGGATAGATGCATCATTAGGGTTCTGAGGAGACAGCTTCAGCCCTGCCACTTCCCCAGTAGGCATATAGATAGCACCACTGGCCTTACAAGTCTTACAGTTAGTTCTGTTCTTGTAGGGTTCGCCTTGTACTTTATACTTCTTACCTAACTTAGTCTTGGTCTTAACTTTATATTTCTGAATAGAGCCTACACCTTGGCAGTCAGGACACTGAACAGCTTTAGTTCTGTAGACCACCTGCGTTGTAGCTCTGACTGCATTGGTAAACTGCTTGGGAGTCATTCTAGGAGCCATAAGAGACTTACCTGCCTCATTAGTTCCTATGTTGAAGGTCTGTATGTGAGCTTCTCTGTTTTTAACTTCTCGACTAAAAATAACTTTAGTCATGTCAGCCCCACTATCTAAATTGATAGGAGTGTCGCCCATCACCTCTAGAACTATATCATTAAGGTTCTTGGTAAGGGTCTGCCTTTCAGCTTCAAACTCCTTCTCCACTTCTTCTAGTACAGACATATCTATCTTCGTGCCGTTTAGTTCGATGTCACACAAGAACATAAGCATATCATTCATCTGCTTAATTACACTAAGAAGTGACCTGTTGTGTTCTTTCTCAAAGCTTTTCATCTGAGATAAGTATATCTCTCCGCAAGTCTTTACGTCTGCAATGCCATACTCAGCAACATCGTTTAGGTTTATCTCAGAGAAACACATTCCAGATTTAAACTTATCATCTATTAAATCAGACTTCTTATAGCTATCCGTCTTTCTTCGTATGGCAGTTTCTTTTAGGCTGATAGGAAGTCTTCTAGCTTTACTCAATACAAACTCTGCAATCATGGTGCAGTATATTTTATCAGGTACTAAAAAGCCCATTTCCAGTAACCATTCTACATCAAACTTAGCATTGTGAATTACTAATAAATCAGCTTCTTTCAGATATTCCTGTAGCTGATCCCCACTGTCAGGAACTAAGCACTGATTGTGAAAGAACACTTCCACTTGCACAAGGTCCACAGTAGTTTCCCCAAGCCATCCATATTGAGCCATTACAGCTTTGTTCAAAGGATTTTTAGGGGAGTTATCTATACGTCCATCCTTTCGGACAACCGTAGTCTCTAAATCAAGTACAAGTATTTTCAAAAGTTTGGCTCCCCGTTCTCATCAAAGATTGGAGTTTTGAAAGTATAAGTTCTTTCAGGAGCATCTACTGGTCGGACGGGTTTTCTAACACCTAGTTGGTCTAGCCACATCTCTAATACTGGTGGCAATTTATTTTCCATCACTAAGACCTCTAGGAGCATACACTGCACCATTATACTTGGAGCCAGTTGCGTCCTTACCATCCTCTACGCCAAAGTTACAGCTTACGAGTATTAAAGCAGAAGCCATGATCCAATAGAAAGTGACCTTACACCACTTAATAAATCCAACATAAGTTTCTTCTGCTTGTTTTTGTGCTTCTTCATTATTTATTGTCATTATTATCTTTCCATACTGTCCAGAGTATAACTAAAGCAATCAATACTAACAAAATATCAAGCCACATATCGATTCCTATCTACATCTAAATTGACCATTACAGTCCCGTGCCACCCACTTATCTTATTCTTCATAACAGTGATCCATCGGGTGCTATCATCTGGATCGTCTGGGTTATCCATTTTACCAAGGCCTAGCATTATATCACTTTCTGCAGCTTTACCTAATTTAGAGCCTTCCATCATAGACATGGTTATACGGGTCTTGCCTTCAGCCTCTGCACTGGCCTGAGATAAACCAAGGACCGCACAGTCATAAGTCTTTGCTGCTTCGCGTAGGCGGTAGTATAGTTCTCTAAGGCGTTCATGCCCTGAGTTGTATTTCTCAGTCAAGGATATTTTATCAGCCATATCTACAATGACAACATCAGCTTTCTCTTGAGCTAGATAGGCCTCTAGTGTGGTAATGTCCCATCCTTGAGCATCTTGAAAAATTAGTCTGTCTTTGATGCCTGAATATCTAGCGGCTGCATCTTCAGGGGCTTCAGCCACTTCCTGTTTAGTCATGCCCGTGTAAGACTGTATAGCTCTAAGCTTGGTTCTCTTACCAATCTCTTCATTAGCTATATAAACAACTTTAGCTCCTTGCTGACAAAATCCTGCAGGTGACGCACACAGACTAATTGCAAATGCAGTTTTACCTACATTCGAGTATGCTGCTATCACCCCAAACTCTCCTCTGCCAATGCCGTATACCTCACGACTAAGAGTTGGAATATTAAATTGAAAGCGATTATCGTCTGACACTACCGCTAGTAGTTCATATATATTGTCAGTGACAGGCTCACCAAAATCATCAGTAGTGAAGTCTTTCTGACATTTCTGTAGTAATTGCTTTAAGCTATCCATAGCATTAATGTTACCTTCGTTAATCATTATGCCGTAGTTAGCTATCTCTGCACCAATGTCTTGTTGATATAGACGTTCAATTACTGTCTTGGATATTTCATCATCTATAGGTTCAGCATTACCAATACTATTGATTATGTCTTCAATAGAATTAGTCCATGCCTGTGTAGATGTAGGGTTTTTGGATTTCCAGTAAGAGAAGAGTTCTAGAGGTGTAATGTCTTTATTAAATTTACTATGACATTCTGATATACAGTTGTATATCTCTCTAGTTTCTTCCTCGAAGAGAGAAGGTCTAAGCCTTCCTTTATTTTCCTCGAAGAACAAATTTCTCAAACAGTTCTTCAGAAGTGAGTTATTCATTAATTGGTCCTTGTGCTACTCAGCTAGATTTTGATTGTACCATTATTGATCTAAAAATAAAAGCCCCTTAATTTGATCTTGGGTAAGGTATTTAAGATCGTTTGGTGGTATACGCATTTTTACATTTCTATTTTGGTTCCTAACTATCTTAATAGATTTATTAGAGGCATCCCTATCAAGCATTAGATATACATTTGTATACTGACTAAGGTTAGAATTAATATTACTTGTTAATGTGGTTCCACACATTGAGATGCCTACTGTATTAGGTATTCTACTAATAGAACAAGCAGATGGAGTATCCTCTACTAATATAGCAGTGTCTCCAGTACCTACAGTTATTCCATCTGATACATCCCCGTAGGTTACCCACTTTGGACCGTAGGGCTTTAGAGTACGTCCTACAGCGCCATTAGTACCATAGAAGACTACACGTTCATCAGATGGACTATACTTGATGTCTACAAGGTTATTCTTGTAGGCCTCTAAGCTATTTACAGATTTAAGGTATTCAATCGCAGGGTCGTAGTTTTCTACCAAAGTAGTAATCTCTGGTAAAGGTTTTCCAACTCTTCCTAGTAATGGTTGGTTATCTCTTATAGCCTTTACTTTATGTATAGGTATTCTTCCTTTAGATATTCCTTTGACATTGCAGGATGCTCTAAAGCAATTCCATAGTAGAGAGCCATCTTCTTTTTTAAGAGAAAACTTCTTGTACCCACCACATGAAGGACAAGTCATTATCTTTCTCTCGCCTTCTTTTATAGGTATAGAATTAACTATTAATAGTTGTTCTTGATAAGTCATTGGTCATGGTCCTTAGTTGTATATCACCTAGCGGTGATAGCCCGATTATACAGACATAAAATTATTTGACAAGTATTTTTTTTCTTCAACCTGTATTTCTACTTTAACTAAATCATTGCTAAAGTCTTTTTGTTTCTTTTTTGCAACTATTAATTCAGCTTCTTCATAACAAACTAATTCACCAGTAATTTTTGAGTAATAAAGTATTTTTACCATTAAGTACCTCTCAATCTTGGTTTTATTTTAGATACAGTAGTTGAATAAAATATATGTTTACCTACTTGGCAGGTTCTAGAGAATGATTTATTCCATTTAGGAGATACATAAGATGCATGATAGTGTGTGGCATCCCCTACACAAGCCACTCTGATAGCTTCTGGGTGATCTAGTATAGCTTCAGCCAATGCGAGAGACTTACGCCATGCGGCTCTCTCACGAGGTTTGTCGCTTTTACCATCCCAGTACCAAGAGAACTGATCCTTCTGCGTAACTACCCCACAGACAGTATCAGGATACTTCTCACTGGCTACTCTATTTAAAGTTACTTGCGCGACAGATATCTGAGACACGAGGTCTTCTGATCTGGCCTCAAAATATATGTTCAGGGCTAGACAGGTAAGTGATGCAGTTAACAACATTAGTTTAACCTCTCATAACCCTTCTTGGTTTTCATACACCAATGGGTTTCGCCTATCTCTAACAAATTAAGCTTGGGGGGAAATAACTTCCACCCCCAATCTGCTAGTCTGCCCCCTGCTTCACGGTCATACTTATTGTCGTAGACCGCAAAGACTTTAAACTTCCTAGAATGATCTAGCCCTAGACTTCTTACTCCGTGGCATCTTCGCATTCATCAGTCCCTTCATAGTTCTCAGGATTTCTTCTAATCCTAGTGTTTACACCTAAGTTATAAATTAACTCACGTTTAAACTCATCTATAGCTTTAAACATAGGTTCAGTCATATGGAGTGAATGTTCCTTAACGATATCCTCTAATCGATCTACAACGTAGTGCATACATACTCTATCATCCACGAGACAACTCCTTTTGTTTTTCTAGCCCCCTAAGAAGCATTGCCTCTGCTTCTGCTTTGTCGCCTCTTCTTAGCGTTGCATACGCCCACGACACCCAACTGTGTGCCTCTTTATCTAATTTATCAGGATGAGGGGCTGTGGTAACAACGGGAGGAATTTGCCCCACAGCCCTCTCTCTTGATGCACCTACTTCATGGCTATTTAACCAATTGATTAACTCCATTTTAGAAGTAGGTACGTCAACCTCTGTCCAATCTCTAGGGAAGTTCCTCTGAGCATCTCTCTGAGTTCCTACCCACTCGCCTTTACTAGATTTATACAGCCTCATTCTTCACCTGACTCAATAACTACACCGTCACATCCAGAGCAACTCTCTTTGAGTGAGGCTAGTAAGTTAAGAAGGCTCTTATAAGTTTGCCAATCCTTAGACTTCTCCTTACTATCTAAATCGTTAAGCCAATCAATCTGAGCATCGATCTGTTCTTTGTATATCCAGTACTCGCTGTAAGTACTTAGCTTCTCGACTGTGCCTTCCACGGGCTTCCAGTTGTGTGCTTGGGTTAGTTGAGTACTCATGCTGCACTCTCCTTCATTGCAGGAAATACATCCTCTATATGCATTTCCTCATGGTCGGAAGGTAGAATAGATATACCAATGTAGCCCCTCATACATTCCCAATCCTTAATAGTTAGACCGTCAGTATGGTCTTGGATATCTACAACAAGGCTTTTATCTATCCATTTGATTGTTTCTTCATCACCTACACCATTACCAATGCCTCTGTAGTAAACAAAACAGATAAAATCCCCTACGTTTGCATACTTAGCTAGATGTTTAATGGACAAAAGCTTGTCTCCACGAGGTCTACGATAGAGCTTCAATGTAGATGGTATAGCATCCTTGAGATAATAACCGTGTCCGATAGCGGCTCTGTAGGTTACATACTCAGACTCATTTAAATGATCGTAGTTAAGAGGCATTTCATCTTCGGCCCACTTAGTAACAATCTTGTTAGCATCGATGATGTACTTGTTTATCATTCTGTTAGTCACTTTTATCATGTGCATCTCGCACTCCTTTTAGTTAGTTGATGGAGCGAATTGTAAGAGGTGGAAAAACATCTGTCAAACTTTTTTTAAATACTTGCGCGAGAAAACACATATACACGGCACATAACACACACTGATACACATACATACACATACTAAACCCTCTGGAGAGAAGCAGCGGAGCGAAAAAAAAAAAAAAAGAAAAATCTGAAAAATAAAAAAAAAAAAAAAAAAAAAAAAAACAG